AGCCTGATCGCTAGTAACAGTGCCGGTATCAGAAGGAACGGTGTCATCTTCGGGACGAAAGGTATCACCCCCACCACTAGGATCTTGCATACTAGAGAGCACCGCTGAGACACGATCAGAGGTAACGCCTGTACCCTGACCTTTATAAGTACCTGTCTCTGTCCCAGGCTTAGGGATACTAGCAAACTGAGAAGATAGCTTTTCCTGAAATTCTTCTGGGGTAATTAGTCCTGCCGAGAGTTCTTGTAGACCTTGTTCTTCCATTAGCGCGTCGAATAGACGATCCTGCACCTCCGGGCTAAACACATCAGTATCTTTATATCCTAAACGGTTTTTAAGATTTTCTAAGGTCGGTCCTATAAATTGATAACGGCCTACCGCACTTGTCCCCCGATTTGTATTGTCAAAAGTCCCCTTAGTAGCGTTGACCTGCCTTCTCTGAAAATCTGCTAGTTCCTTAAAAGTCATTTGAGAAATAGGTTTACTAGGCTGTAGATACCGACCGTAGCCAAAGGGGAGATCGTAGCCAGAAGCAAAGTTTTCTTGAACAGCCCTCTCATCGGTTGTACCCTCAGCCTCTGCAACTAAATTTCTAAGGTCAACAATATCAACCATTACTTATCCCTCTCCGCAGAACTTTGGATTTCTAGTTTCATAGTCTTAAGTCTTTTTAGTATAGCCGTAGCACCTTGAGCTTTATAAATAGTTTGTATATCCGTTGCCTGCTCTAAGGTTCGATGTTGTTCAGAAATCTTTTCGTCCAGATAAATACCCATCAGTTCATTAAAGTCTGGATTACTTACAATGGGTAGAACATCTCTAGCTACTTTAGGATTCATTACTGACCACCAGCCTGTAGCAGAGCCATCAGTTCAGGTGGGATACCCTGACCACCACCTTGTTGTGGCTGACCTTGTTGTGGCTGAGGACCACCACCGGTTGGGAAACCTTGCTCGCCAGGAACAGGGGCTTGACCAACACCAATATTACCCCCACCTGTACCCATAGCATCCTGACCGACAGCCACTTCCGGTTGTTCTGCTTGCATACGTTGCTGCATCTGCTTAAGTAGTTCAGCCTGACGGAAGGCTTCCTCTGGACTGTTAGCAACCTTATCCACGTCAAGATCCATCGTAGCAGCAATCTCACGCATGATATATGGGAACTTGGCAAACGGAGCAAGCACAGGGTTACTAGCGATTTGCAGGAAGCTGATAAGACGCTGTGACCGCACCTCGTTCTGCATGAACGATTCAGTACCACGAGCACGAACCTCTAGGTCACCCTTAATCTCTGGATCGAAATCAAACTGCATATTAAATGCAAACATTGCCTCACCCAGAGGACGAAGCAGGTAGTCATCAAAGTTCTTGATAACTGTACGGATCGAACCTGATGCCGCACCCAGGAGCATAGAGATACCAGCCGCTGTTCGACCTGTACCGCTTACACCGGTCTGACCATAAGAGAATGAAGGTAGACCGGAAGATTCATCAGCGAGTACACGAGCCTTATCAAAGAGCATCATGTTTTCGCTGGATACGTTAGGGAACTTAGTACCAAAGATAGCCTGACCGGGTGCGCCACCCTGACGGCGGAATACCTTACCGGGATATACAGTAAGATCTTGACCCGGAGTAAGGTTGCCCTCATCTACTTCAATAAGAAGGTTACCAGATAGAACCGCATTATCCACGGCTAGACGCATAAACCCATTCATAAGTGTCTGGGTATCGTCCATGTTCTCTGCTAGACCGACACCAAAGAATGAGTAGGGATTAACTTCATAAGGTGTAGCAAAGTATGGGATACGCTTAGGAGTAAACGGGTTAATGACTAGGCGAAGTACCTCACCGTTGCAAACCCAACAGTTGACCTGAACCTCGTCGTCTTCCTTGTATTCGTCCGGTAGTTCTAGATTATTGTCTTTAGCAATCTGGGCGTCTACAGTACCCCAGAACTCTAGAACTTCATACCGTTCAATGTCTGAACCGGCATAAGCTGAACCACCGTCAGATCCTTGACTATCATCGATATCATTTTCCCACCACTCACGTACATAATTAGGACCATCTTTAATAGCAGCCTCAATAGAAGACTTGCGGAAGTACGGACGATTCTTTAGGTTACGAAGTTGGGATCGGGTTAGTCGATGACGTTCGACGACATAATCGCAGTCGTACATGCTGTACGCATCTGGGTCCGGGTAGAAATTCCAGATGGATGTATATTCGACTTGGGGGACAGTCTTGATAACAGGGTTGTAAGTACCATCTTCATCCCAATTAGGGTATTCTTTATCAAAAGCAAACGGACCTTTCATAATACCTGTGCCAAACGTTACACACTCAAAACAACTAAATCGAAGGTGTCTAGTGGCAGCAGATTCTTCTAGTTGATCCTTGATTTTCTTTTCCATCTTCTTAGCGGCTACATCTGCCGGATGGAATGTAATAGATGACGGGGTAACACCTGGACCTTCCTTGAGACCTTCAATCTTTTCAAGGTCTTCCTTCATAGCACCAAGTTTTTCTTTTAGTTCTACAGACGTAGCACCGGGAGCTAGATCTCGACCATCACCCGGAAACCCGTAACGATCCTCAAACTGCTGAATAACTTCTGCATCCTGTTTTTCTTTAGGATCGAAATGAACGGTATCGGCAATACCTTCTGGTAGAGTTGTACGATCAACCCCGATAGGAAATTTGTTCTGACTGAATAGTACATCGATAAGCTGCCCGTATGCAGCCAGCACCTTAGTCTTGGTTACCTTGATAAAGACTCGGGACTTCTCTGTTTCGGTAAACTGTACGTCAGGACCGTAGATACCACGATAGTTTCGGTAAGCTTGTAGCCAACGAGATTCATCGAAATATCGAGCATCTTTAGCCCGATCAAAGCGGTCTTCTACATAACTGACCATATTGGTATATTGACCGCGAGCCTCCTCATCCCCGTCATCATCAAGGACGTTAATCTTGTCATTATCATATTCAGCCATATATACCTCTTTTAATAACCGAATCGGTTATCGCTTGGTCGCCAAGTAGTCTTTGGCATATTCTCGAACGCTGTCTGAATGTTTACTGGTCTTGAAGAAACCATATACCTTAAAGCATCATAGGCGTGATCTTCTGCTTTAGTATCGACATCTTCTGGGTTATGTTTATCTAATGGTAGGGAAGTAATCTGCCGGATAAGGTTAGGGCAGTTCTCAAAGATCTTTAGACCCGGTTCACCACTATCTTCATCAACCATGAGACGCTTATGTATTTCAATTTTACCGCTGATACGAGAACCAGGAGAGCGATCTGATGGTCTAAACCTGCACCCTTCCGCGTTAAGCATTTCAGCAATAGACGGACCGCGATCACCTCGTCTAGACCAGCAGCTACTATCTAGTACAGCATCGTAGATCTTGCCGTCACCTGCTTCTACTTCACGGATCATACGACCTAGCTGATCTGCTGTTACCTTGCTGACATACAGTTCACGGTAAATCCAGATATTATTATCGTAGTCTATTGCACCCCAGAGAATAGCAGATGGGGATGAGAATCCAAAGTCTGCCGCACGGATCTTTGTCCAACCACTAGGAACTTCAAAAGGTTCGACCACATGAGTTGATCTGTTGAACTCAGCAAAGGCCCCATCCTCTACTACATCCCAATCACCGTAGAGAAACTGCTTACGCTTGACTTCCGGTAGAGATGCCAGCATAGCAATGTAGCTGGAATCCCGAGTTAGATACGGATTATCCCAGACCGATGCAGGGATAAACTTTCTGGTGATCTCAGTAGATAACGTTCTACCTTCTAGTTCGTATTCAACCTTTTCAGTGAAGCGGGTGTTGGGTTCAGACGGATCGATAAATAACTCTTTAACCCAACGACTGCCCCTGTTCCCAGGATTTCCTGTGGCTCTAAGATGTAAAGGAATACTAGGATCGGCAGACCGGAGAGAGGATCTTAGGAAGTGCCAGACATCCGGTGACTCATACTGAGGTAACTCGTCCACCCCAATCCATGAGTATGATTGACCTTGATATCGTAGCACATCCGTTAGGTTTTCGCAATACCCAAACTCAATACGGGCACCGCTAGGAAAGTGCCAAGTGTTTTCTTGAGTTTTGAACTTAGCACCGGGAACAGCTTTAGGGTATAACTGTTGAGTCTGAAAGATTACATCTCGTAGCTCAGGCATAGACCTACGAATCAGGAGAGCACGAGAGGTAGGCTTATCTACAAACCGGAGCGGGGCAATCAGGAGACTATAAGTTTTACCACCACCCCTAGCCCCACCATAAAATACTTCACGTTCATTAGCCGCAAGGAAGTCTGTCTGTGGGCCGGGGTTAGGCCGGAATGCTACATCTCTTTCGAGAGGCTGACCAGCATCAGCAAAACTCTCTGGTTCTGCCCCGGTTTGAATACCTGACCTAGCCTTAGCTCGTTCTAACCTGCGTTTGGCCTGTTCAGCTTTGATCCGAGTTTGTTTCTCAACATTCTTAAGATCTTCGATCTTACGCTGTTTAGGGGTTAGATTCTTTCTACGCTCTTTCCTGCGTTCTGCTAGTTCCTCTGGGGTCCAGGCCAGTTTATGTAGACGAGTAGCAGATAGTTTACGCTTAGTCTTATCTTCTAACCAAGCCGCTACCTTGCGTACAGATCGTCCTGACCGGATATGGTCGATAGCTTCTGCCAGAAGATCAATAGTAGGTTTGTGAGGTACGAACCATGCCTGACCATCCTCATCCCTGTAACTATCAAAGCCATAAGGGCGTTTCCCTACAGCTTTATATTTTTCAGTCTTCAGATGGCTGATTTTCGGATGACTCATCAATATCCTCTAGCGGAGGCAGAAGAATAATCGAAGCCCCGGTTGTCTTGTGTTCGATCTTCTCAGTCTTGACCAGACCTGCACGGTCCAGGATCTCCTTGGCAGCGGCTAGACGATCCCGGTTACCGAGAGCACTAGGATCGTCTAGGATACCAGACATAGATAGAACTGCCTTGGGGGCATTAGCAGCAAGCATATACTCAGCACGCTCGATAATCTCATTCTTCATCTGACGGATCAGACGAGCCGGGTATTCAGTAGGAGCATACCCAGCAATATCCATAGCTTGACGGAAATTACCTTGAGCCTCACCGAATAATGCGTTAAGAAACTTTTCTTGCTGCTCAGTCATAATTAACCCTTTGAACACCCACGACGGGTAAAGCCAGCCTTCATATTGACCTTGCGAGCTGACCCTCCCTGCTTCTTCTTGACCATACCGCCGTAAGCCTTTTTGACCGGGGCCTTCTTTTTCTTGACCATGCCGCCCTTCTTACGACCGGCTACGTTCATCTCCCTTTCCATCTCCATCCTTTTTGTTTCTTTTGCGTCATCGGAAATATCCTCCATAAGAATTTCAGCGATCCGACGACCGAGAGACGTAGATGTACTAGGAGGGTTACGACCAGAAGTGGAGTTATTACCCGCAGTAGATGTACTAAGAGGGTTACGACCAGAAGTGGAGTTATTACCCGCAATAGATGTACTAGGAGGGTTACTATTAGAAGAGGAATTGATTTCACGCGAGCTAATTGAAGGTCTTGATATGGTTTGAGGTACCGAAGAACCACTTACGTCAAACGTTGGCAATTCTTCTGCTACTACTTCTTGAACCTTTTTTTGAACTGTTTTTTTCTCAGAATTGGTGAGTAAATCTACAGCATTTCTTTGTCTTTCTGTAGTTGGTAGCTTGAATAACGTATTAACATAATAACTTAGAGCATCCAGGGGTGCTGTACTATATACGCTAAAGGGAGTATCTCCTGCTCCTCCTTCTCGACGATTACCCTGAAAGCGGTTTTGATCGCTTGACATAATTATTTCTTCCCTTTCTTAGTTTTACCAGCTTGACTATAAGCAATGGCAATAGCCTGTTTCTGAGGCTTGCCTTCCTTGACCAATGTACTAATATTCTTTGAAATAGTCTTCTTAGACTTACCCTTTTTAAGAGGCACGATACTTCCTTACCTTCTTAGCAATACTCTTAGGCTGCTTTACGTGTTGCTTGCCCGCTTTAGTGCCAGCCCGTTTAGCTTTAGTCGTAGCTGCATACTCAGCAGAAGATAAGGCTTTAATAGCTTTCTCTGGTAAATACCGTTCCCCGGTCTTGCCAGAAGGTTTGCCAGATTTGGTACGCCATTTCTGTGCTGTCCAAGCCTTAAGACTTTTCTGAGGTTTCTTTAGTGACATTAACGATATCCGCCACCCTTGGCTTTGTATTCCTTGGCAAGCATCTGGGCCTTCCTGGCCGACCACTGCCCTGGCTTACCACCTTTAGACCCGGCTTTGATCTTATTAAAAAGCTGTTTACGCATAGCAGGCTTGGTATAGTTACCTGCTTCGTTTACCTTGCTATTAGTTTGTTTAGGCATTTAAGATCCTCTCAATGCTTTAAGATAGCACTGCCCCACCTTATAGGATCATCTTCCCGTTTAATTACTTCTTCTTAAGACATTTACCGGCTGCTTTACACTTAGCCGGTGCTGGGCAA